CTTGCGTCGGGTTAGTTATGGGCTTGTAATGTCGCGCGCGTAGGTTCCGCCTACAAACGACGCGGTAACCATGCTGAGTTCGCCTACAGCGCCAGCAATGGGCGTAAAGTTGACAAGCTGCATGTTAGTGATCGTGTACTCAGGGTTGCTTGCGCTCTCTGTTGTCCCAGATGGGCTAATGACAAGTTGTGTTGTGCCGGTGCCAAGGTTTGCAAACAAGGTTGCCTCGACTTCTCCAGTGCCGTAAGACAGGTACATTTCTAGCTCTACTTCTACGGTCTGCAAGCCTGGCACGAAACGGTGGCCTGTGTCGCCGAATGCGGTGCTTTCTAAACTGTCAACGCCGAGCGTGATGGTGGCGCTGCGGCACTGATCGGTTAGATCTACAGCTACGCCGCCAGTTGTGGGCGCAAGGTTCACTGTCGGGTTAGTTAGATATGTTGAAGTTGCCATTTTGTCTCCCGTGGTAACACTTCGATATGAATAGAGGGTAGCACTTTTATGCTGTCTGTGCTTGTAAAGCCATTTGCAAGTTGTAACACGGGTAGGTCGCCCCGCCCATTTCGACTGCACCTGGCTGGCCTGACATGACAATAATTGGGCTTGCAAGCACGCTGGCCGCAATACTCAACAGTTTCTGCAGTACCGGCAGGCCTGCTGGCCCTGTGCCAATGACCTTGACCTGAAATGTCATGCGCACAATGTTGCCTTTGCCGGCGATGGTCTCAAAACTTGGCGCGTCAAGAAACACACAGTTAGGCACTATTTTTGTGGCGTCATTTACAACGCGCAGGCCTGTAACGGCTTGCAGTGTGGCTGTGACGTCAGCGATTGCCTCGTTAAACAGGTCTGTGTAAGCCATTAGGCGACCTGTGGGCGGTCGATGCCTAGCAGCTGCTTAATTACTGGGGTCATGGCATTTACGTTTGCTTGGCCCATGCCGTCAAAGGTTGCAAAGGTGTCTTGCGTACTGCCTCGACTACGCCACAACGCTGCGCAATACATCAGAGTACCCAAAGTAACGTCGTGCCCAGGCGAAGTGGTCAAACTGTCTGCATAGCCTGACTCTTGCCTGCGACGATAGGCAAAATCGTTGCCGGCATTGCGGGCCTGCGTAAGCAGTGTGTAATCGTCTGACGGGTCTGCTATGTCTACGCCCAGATACGTTTCCAGTTGTGCGATTGATACCCAAGTGCAGCTCTGGGTGTAAGTGACGGTGCCGGTATAAATGACTGTGTAAGGCACGTCCGCGCCAGTGCAAGCGAACAACACTTGGTTTTCTCTGGGCACGTTCGCATTGAACATGAGCGCGCCTGACTCGCCGTCAACGCCGATGTACTCGTACAGCGGTATGTCGAGCACAGTAAACGTGCCGTTAAATGGCGCGCCAAGGCTGCCAATAGTTACCTGCTGACCTACAACAATTTCTGTAGGTTCCAGCGTTTGTACAACTGCGTAGTTATCCAGCAGTTGTTTGCCTTGTGTTTTGTAGACAGCCACAGCTGCGCCGCCTTTCTATTTAGGCGAGTGCAATTTTTTGTACTTGCTGAGCGTCAGCAACGAAAAGGCTTGCATAGCCATGATACGACATGACCTTGCCCAATGTTGCAGGCTCGTCACGCGTGAGAAGGCCTCTGATGCTTTCATAAAATTCGATAGCAGCGCCGCGAGCTACAACCATTGTTCCGGCTGCAAAGTTGCGGTCTGCAACAAGGTTCAAGCCAAATGGGTTAAACGTGTTTGCCACAGTGACGTTTGCAGAGCCTATGCCGTTTACGCCCATTAAACCAGCAGCGCCGACGTATGGGAACACTGGGCGTTTGTCTGCGTCGAGCTGGGCGCCCAATGCTTGCCATACGCCAGGTGCAACAAAAATGTGGTCTGGCAAAAAGTTTGTGTTAAGCAAAATGTTATATGCAGCAGTATAGATAGCGCTGATAAGGCTGCTGGGGTCGTTTGCTGTGACTGTCCATGTTGCGCCTGACGCAGTCGCGCCGGCTACTAAGCCGTCAGCTGCGAGGTTGTCGCTGGCCAACATGTACTGGCCCATGAGGTCGTTAATGATGATGTCCATTGAGCCCGGCGACGAAAAATCAACATCCTGAACGGACAAGGTGACTTGCCCAGAGAGCGTAGTTTTAGAAATTACGTTCGAGGCAATCACGGGAGTAGTTGCCGATACGCCGCTAAGTTCAGTTGACTGTGTGGCTACTGAAGTATGCGTAGTCCAGGTCGGGCGGATGAAGGTTTTTTGTGTGCCGCCATCCGGATAAGCGCGAGCGCCCACAGCTGAAACGACAGGCCTAATGGCTTGGTTCAGGTTTGCGAACACAGGGCCGAGCACTGGCACAGGCAGGAGGCCTGGGGTGTCTGTGGTCAAAACATCGCCAGCAGCAAACTCGAATGCTGACTGCTTGCTCAGCATGTAGTTGCGAGCTGCAGCAGAAACGTTCTCAAAAGTGGTGCCGCCAATGTGCATGGCTGCGAGATATTCGCCAGGTGTAGGCAAGTCAAATTGACGTTTTGCTGTTGCAAAAATTGGTGCTGATGCCTCGATGACTTCAGGTGCGGCTTGTTCTGACACTTCGGGTTCCTCCGGTAGTTCTGTTTCCGTTGTCGGGTCTTCTGATTCAGTATTGCACAAATTTTCTGGGTTTGTGTGAATACTGGCATTAACTTCGCTGATGGTCGCCCCCGCAAATGCCGGCTGAGGCACTAGCGACAGCTCTAACCAGTCTGCAGCCTCTACAACCATGACGCCTGCCTCGTTGTAGCTAAACCTCGTCGGGTTTACGCCTACAGACACGCTGTCTAGTACGCCATCTCCAGCCAAGATCAGAGCCTCATCCCCTAACGCAGTTGCACTGACCTTGGCCGAAAAATACATGTTTTCCTCGTCATCGTCGCGCTCGGTGACAAGACCGATTGCTTGGCTGGCGTCGTGTTGCATGTAGAGCTTGGGGGCTTTGCCCTCGACTGGGAGGCTGCCGCGCAGAAACATAACTTCCGTACCACTAGCGTTTGCGGTGACGTTGTACGGCACAGCAATGCCAGTAATGGTGCGCGCTTTGGTGCCGTCAGCTGCGGCTGCGTCAACGGTAAAAGTGCTTGCGGTTACTCTAATCATGCTAATTCCTCCTGGGTATTTTCATCGTCTGGCGTCATTGCGTCAGCGATGTAGTTCTCTTCTAGGTAATTTTTGGCGTTGAATTTAACGTATGTGCCGCGAGGCAAAACGTTGTTTTGGCTGAGGGTTGCGGCAATGCACTCGGCGTATGGTTTCACGCCGAAAATGTACAGGTCAGCGCGTGATTGCTCTGAGCTGGTGTAAGCGTATGAACCAGTAGCGACGCCGACAAGGTAGGGCGGGATTCCGCAAAGGCGCGACAAGTCAAGCGCGCTGTACTGTGCGCTTTCTATCATCAGCATTTTGTCAGGTGTCGCATTGCTTGGCTCATACGTCAAAAACTCGTTAAGCACTGCCGTTTGGGAGGTCATGCGCGCCTGGTTAAACGCGGCCCCGATATCGGCTAATTCCGTTGCGCTTAAAGGTTCGCCGCCAGTTTGTTTAAGGATTCCCGACGGTAAGGACGTCCGGGCCATGTTGTACCGTGATTCTTCGACCTTTAACGCGGTGGCAATGGTCTGCTGGCTGCTGTAAATGATGCCTTGAATGGGTGACAAGAATTGCACTAGATCTTCTGTGGGTATTTGTTGGCCGGCAAAGTAAACCTCTTTGCTGATGCCAAAGAATACTGGGCCGTCGGTCTGATCGGGGGTGGTGATACTGCCGGCAGGTATGCGCGTAAACGATGCAGGGAAACCGTCGGTTGTGCGTGAGCTGATATACCAGAATGCCCTGCCGTAGAAAAGCAGATCGTCAAGAGTCCAAGCCATTAAGAAGTTGTAGGTAACGGTCGGGTCAGGCTGGCGCAGCCATGACCTCGGCGCAATGTCAACTTGTTCCATTTCGCCTGTCGAGTCGTTAAAAACCTCGTTGTACATTTGCAAAGGCATGCAAGCAATGACGCTGGCGAGCAGGTCACGGCTGCGGCTAACAGTTGCCAGGGACATTGCGCGGTTGCGCGCTGTGCCCTCTTGGTACTGGTAGAAGTGGCCAACAGAGTTAGCGCCACCAATACCGACAGCGGCCTGCACTTTTGGCGCGTCAGCTTGTGCCGTTAAAGGCATCGGCGAAATAGCCGCTTTCTTAACTTGCTTGTTTGCAAAAATGCCCATGCTGTAAGTATGCCTCAAATGTTGCTGTCGTGTGGTGGTTGCCGGCGTAGTCCGGCAGGATTGCCAGCAACCACCATTGACAGGTTAGCCGTTAACGACAACTAACAAAGGCTTGTTTTTGGTAATTGGTTTAGAGGCCAGCGCGCTAGCAAAAATCATGCAGCGAGCCAGTTCTATTGGGCCTGCACTTTTAGCGCTCGACAAGGCACTGCCAGCCTGCGTTTTGACCATTACGGCACGGTCGCAATGTTCGGCCAGTGCGTTTTCGCCTGTGTGAAACAGCCTGTTTTCAATAATCATGTTGCGCACAAGAGGCGTAAATTTCAGCAGCTCGCCGTAGCCGACGGTCTGGGATCGGCGCCTGTAAACCTCGGGTAGGTGCAGGTCTAGCATTGGGGTTATCGCCAGTTGTACCGTCGGGTCAGTTAAGACGCGCACAACTTCTGCCCACATGGCCTGCTCGGACTCGACAGCAAACTCGACTGTGCAAGTAACTGTGCCGTCAGGATTGCCGACAGACCTAACGCCCACATAACGCGAGTCATCCAGGCTGCTGTCGATAGCCAAGGTTCCACCTGTCGGGCTAATTTTGTCTGTCTGGCATTCGGCCCATTTGCCTACTGGCAACCAGCCTTGCGCGGCTGCTACCCACAGGTTCAGGTGAGCGCGTAGCCAACTAGAACGGTCGGGTGATTGGCTCGCAGCTATAAGCGCGTCAAGGCTGACGGTCACGCCCAAAGCAGGGTTTGACCATGCCCACCATTGTTGGTCATTTACGTCGACGCCTGGCGGTGGTGACCATGAGGCAAAATAAAGTTTGCGGGAAACGCCGGCGTCAATATCGTTTATGCCCTGTTCGCGCATGCGCAGCATTGCCGTGCTCGACTCATCGCCAGCTGTTGACCAACACGAAAACAGAGGGTTGGCGCGCGCTATCTGCGACGGCTGCAAAGCATCAAAAACAACGGTTGGTTGGATGTTCCATAATTCGTCGCACACGATCAGGTCGTTACTGCCGCCGTGGGCGTTGCCTGGCGTTGCGGCCCTGACTTCCCAGCGGCTGCCGTCTGGCATGTCGACACTCTTGCGGCCTAAAGCGCGCAAAGGCTTGCCGTTAAAATACTCGGTCAAAATGGGTTGCAGGTACAAGAAGATTGCCTCGGCCCTGTCGAGTTTGTGCGCTGTGCTCAGAATGTTTTGTGGCGTGCCGCGCAGCTGTGCAAACTCTGTAAGCCACCAACCTATTAAGGCAGATAATGCGACCGTCTTGCCTTGCTGGCGCGCCGTTTCTACAAGCGACTGTGAGCGCAACAATTTGCCTGAGGCATCATGTTCCAACTGACCAGACAACGCATGAAGTTGCCAGTCCATAAGCGTTACGCCCATATATTTTTTTGCCCAGGCTGCAACAGCAGGCCCATACGATAAATCCCCAAAGCGCGCACTTTCCAGTCTCGGCAAGGCTCGGCCAGTCAAAGCCGGTCGGGGCTGATCGCCGCCAGTCTCGGCCAGTTCAGGCTGGTTTTCCAAAAAGAGAGAGTTTGG